CCGGTAAAGATGGAGGCGGGAAGAGACAGCGGCGGTACTCTCGCGCCTGTCACATTGATAAGCCCCTCGGCGGGGGCGTTTTGACTGGCGTCGTTGAGGGTGTCTTGGCCGGTATCCCCCCTCGGCGCAGAGCCACCGCCATCACTGATCGATACCGGGGTGCCGATTGCCGAGGTGCCGCCTGTGACATTTATAGCGTTGCCATCGAAAGTGCCAGAGCCGCTACCCGTCGAGGAGGACGGGGTGCTGGGTGTTGTGAGGCCCAACTCATCCGCGACACCGGGCAGGAAGTAGGAGGAAGCGCCCGAAGCCAAACCGCCAAGCAGAGCGTTTTGAAGAGACTGGCCGGTGGCGAGGCCGCCTGCAGTCGCACCGAGGCCGGAGCCGATAGCGGTGCCTGTTCTGGTTGAGACATTCAACGCAGGCGCTAACTGGCTTCCGCCTAACGCTGCGCCGCCCGCTGTCAGGGCACCCGTGACCGCGCCCGCAAGCGGATCCCTATCTGCAAAGGCGTTACCCGCCGCGCCCGCTGCTGCGGCCGCCCCGATCTGCAAGGGTACGCTGAGGCCACCGGTAGCGAGTGCCACCATAGCTGGTATTACGAAGGCCCCGATGTCGCCGATGATGCCCCTGCCGTCTTTGGCGTCAGACGGGCCTGAAATCCAGCGCATCTCCCCTACGGAGCCGTCCGGGTTAATCGTCCGTTCGCCCTGTTGTATATCCCACGCGGCGTTCGCGCCCCTAGTGTCGCTCAGGTTCTGTGCGAACTTCACGGCCTCTAAGGCAGCCTCCGGCCCCTCGCCGCTGAACAGGACGTTACCGTTACGGTCTGTGACGCGAATGGGTCCGCCCCAATACTGGAACGCGTTGGTTTGACCTCGGTCACCAAAACCAGTGGCTTGGCCTGTGTTGCTCAAGGGGGCCGTGATGAAGGTGCCTTCTGGCGGGGTATTCGCCGCGATCCTTCGATCTGCCAATTGCTCGTAGGTCAACGGCGCTGGCACTTGCGCGACCTGTTCGAGGGGCGACACGTAAGGTTCAACGCTGACGGGCGCGCCTGTCTGCTCGACAGGAGCAGGGGTCGGCTGATCCGGCTCGACAGCGGCTGGCGCTCCGACTTGCTCGGGATAGTAAGCTGCCTCGGGATAGTACGCCGCCTCGGGATAGTACGCCGCCTCGGGATAGTACGCCGGCTCAATGTATTGGGGCGTGTAGTCCGCCATGCCGTAAGCAGGCTCGCCTGAGTACAGATAATTCGTAAATCCGGGGATATAAAATTCGTCCATCAACCTGTACTTTCAAGCATCGGATAGGCGCGCATTGCCCAGTCACGCCAGTCCGAGAACTGGTAAGGATCAGGAAGGGTGCGCTGCGTAAAAGGAGACGCGCGTACAAGCCCCGTTGCCCAATCGCGCCACGCAGTTTCCTCGGGGGGTGTCCCGAATGACCACGCGTCGCCGACGGCCAATATAACCGATGAAGCCCAGTCTTGCCAAGTCATTCCGAGCGGGTTGATCATCCGAGGGTCGTCCCGTCGCCCGGCTGGACATGAGCGAGGATCAGACCCATCTGGTAATCACCCCCAAGCGTGTTGCTTTCGAAGCGGAAACGCATCTGCCGCCGCTGGGTTTTGAGGAACACAACCTGCTCCTGCGGTGTCTGCGCAGTCTCTGGGATGTCGTAGGAAATGGTCTCGACTTCGGGCGATCGGGCGTTGGCGCGGCCGTGGACCTGCACCGTCATGTCGCCGCTCTGGACGAAGTCCGGCTCGAGCATCAGCACCTGCAGAGCCTTGTTGACGCCGCTGGTGACGGGCAGGGAGATGTCCGCCGTCTCGAAGTAGGACTGGATCGGGTTCAGTGTCAGGCCGTCGATCTCGTCGGTGCCGACCTCGTGGACCCAGAACTTGTAGGGCTGCTCGAAGACGATGTTGAACGTCGCGCCGAGGCCGCTGCCGCCAGTGACTGCGACAGGGTTGGCTGGGATTTCGGTGTAGCTGCCTGCGTTGCTGATCGACACCCCCGTCACCGCGCCGCCACCACCGACTGTCGTGACAGTCAGTTCGGCGTCGATCTGGCCGAAGCCGCCGCTTACGGTGAGGATGTCGCCCGCCACGTAGCCAGTGCCACCGGCCGCCACCGTCGCCTCGAAGGCGGTGAACTCTTGCGGCTGCACGCCCGACATCAGGGGCTTGCGGAATACTGCGGGGAAGAGGCCCGCGCCGCGACCCCCATTCGGGAGGGCCGTGTCGTACCACGTATTTTCGCGGACGTTGTAGACGATGGCGTGGTTCGGCTCGGTGCTCGTCCCGAAGGGGAAGCACCACCAGATCTCGCCAAAGCGCGGCACCTTCATTGCGAAGACCTTCTGGCGCTGGGCGTAATTCAGGTTGTCGAAGAAGAAGTTCAGATTGAGGTTGTTCTCGACCTCGCGCACGACGCCGTTGAACATCAGGAAGCGGTCGGTGCCGATCCAGTAGAAGACGCCGTCATACTCGATGACCGACTGCGCGGCCATGATCGACGTCTGCGCGCTGATCGTGTCGAACTGGAATAGGGCCGTGCCGCCGATGTAGCTGGCGCGGATGAGGCTGTCGGCCGACCAGAAGAGGCCGGAGGGGCTGTTGCCCGGTCCGCCACGCAGGGGCATGCCGCGCACGATCTTCTGACCGGTGACGTGCGCATTGCCCGCGCCCGAGCCGGTGAAGTCGTCGGGGCGGTTGGGCACGGACCACGCGACGTAGCCGTCATTGCCGAAGGCGAAGAGGTACGGCGCGAGGCTGACGATGCCGCCGGTGCAGTTAAAGTTTGGGGGCTTCTTCGCGCCAGCGACAGGCGTCAGAGCCGCCGTGCCGAGGAGGTCGCCCGTGAAGATCTCACCACCCTCGCTGTTGCAGATGCAGTTGAGGTTCGGCGCAACCTGCGCGGCGATCTTGTTGCCGGAGGCGGTGTCGTACGAGACTGCGAACTGCCAGAGGTTGGCGTCGCTGGCGGTTAGGCCTGTCGTGGGCGTGCGGTCCGTGATGACGCTCGTGTTGTACGAGCCGTCGATGTAGAAGCGCTCCACGCGATCGGCCGAGCCTGCGTGGACGTAGGTCTGGAGATCCTGCGTATACTCGAGCAGTGTGCGCGGCAGGCCGCGCAGGAACTTGTTGATCGAGCGGTAGCCGCCCATCTTCCTCGTCAGGCCGCGCTGGAAGCGGACCCACTGCCCGTCGACATACTGGTCGCCCTCGAGGCGCGTGCCGTCCCGCTTGATGCCGGGCAGCGACTTTATCTGGACGATCTGTTCAGCCATTACAGCACCGAAGCCTCAAGGTTGATGGTGGCGGTTGCGAGTACGGTTCCGGTGCCGACCTTGCGGATTTGCATGCCGAGTTCAGCGCCAGAGAGGTTCCCCGATGTGCTCTCGTTTACAGTCCACGTCCTGTTAGACGTCAGCGCCAGCCACGCGCCTGTCGTGCCCGATGCCAAGCCGCTGCCGGTTGAGCTGTTCAGTGTGGCGAACACTTCATAGTTCCCGGCGGCGGAGGTGGGCGTACACCACTGCTCGATCTCAGTGGTAGTGGCCCCTACGGTCTTAAAGACCTTGCCGTTGCTGGCAATCTGGTACGACACAGTGGCGGTTCCTGAGCCGACTTCGTCGACGATGGAGTTTAGGCCAGTCTGGCTGGTCAGCACGATCGTGACGTTCTGTGCGACGCCTAGCAACGCCATCTGGATGCCGCTCATTAGCTGACACCCGCGCCGGAGATGATCGCCTCGCTTGAGCTGTTGAACCAGATCGTCGCCATGCCTCGCGCATCAAGAGTGCGGTTGCCGGTGTTGGTCGTACCCGCCTGCCGCAGCGTGAGGCTCGCACCCTGTGTGATGGTCACCGCCGACGCGCTGTTGTTGTAGATCGATACCGCATCGCCCGCCGCGAATGTGGCGTTGGGGATAGTGATGCCCGCCGTCACGGCGATGCAGCGGCCGACGTCGCCGACTGCGGCGGTGCCGCTGGTTGTCGAGCGTGGGATGCTGCGGAAGCCGATCGTGACGCTGTCGATCGTGACCGCATTGCCGGTGATATTACCCGTCAGCTTCGACGCGGCGAGTGATGTTATCCACGTTGGGTCAGAATAGCTGGACGTGCTTACGATGCCGTTCGTTGCAGTTGCCGCGTTGCCACTGATGCTGATGCCCCAAGTGCCGCTCGCGCCGCCGCCGGTGGTCGACGGAACGCTGAGGTTCGTGCGGGCGGTGCCGGCGTCGGTCGCGCCAGTACCACCGTTGGCCACAGCGAGTGTTCCGCCGAGGGTGAGCGTGCCGCTACCGGTGATTGGGCCGCCGGACAGGGTCAGGCCTGTCGAGCCGCCCGAGCCGCTGACGCTAGTGACCGTACCGGCCGCACTGGCCGAGATAGTGATCGAGCCGCCGCCATTGGTAATACTGATACCGCTACCTGCGGTCAGCGTAGTCTTGGTCAAGCTGCCAGTGGAGGTGTTGCCGATCAGGATCTGGCCGTCGGTGTAGCTAGACTGTCCCGTACCGCCATTTGCGACGGGGAGGGTTCCCGCAATCTTCGACGCGGAAAGCGACGTAATCCATGTCGGATCGGCGTAGCTGCCAGTCGTCACGACACCATTGGTAACGGTCCCCGCATTGCCAGTGATGCTAATGCCCCAAGTGCCGCTGGCACCTGAACCTGCGCGCGAGGGGACGTCGAGGTTGGTCTGCGCGCCGGCTGCCGTGCTAGAGCCTGTGCCGCCGTTGGCGACGGCGACAGTGCCGGTGATTTTCGAGCCCGCAAGCGATGTGATCCACGCCGGATCGGCATACGTGCCCGTCGTGACAACGCCGTTGGTCGCGGTGGCCGCGTTACCAGTGATGTTGATACCCCAAGTTCCGCTGGCACCTGAGCCGGCAGTCGACGGGACGCCGAGATTGGTTCGAGCGGTTCCCGCGTCAGTCGCGCCGGTGCCGCCGTTCGCAACGGCGAGAGTGCCGGCGAGCGTGAGGGTGCCTGCGCCAGTGACTGGGCCGCCGCTGAATGAGAGGCCAGTCGTGCCGCCCGAGGCGTCCACGGATGTTACGGTGCCGCCGCCCGCAGTCGATGCGATGGTGATCGAGCCGTTTCCGTTGGTGATGGTTATCCCGGATCCAGCGGTCAGCGTTGCTTTGGTGAGCGTGTTACCGGTCGTGTTACCGATCAGCAACTGACCATTGGTATATGTCGTCTGCCCCGTGCCGCCGTTGGCGACGGCTACTGTGCCCGTGACATTGGCCGCGTTGCCGGTTATGTTGCCGCTGATCTTCGACCCCGCCAATGACGCGATAAAAGATGGATCGGTGTAACTGGCCGTCGTGACAACGCCATTGGTGGCGGTGGCCGCGTTGCCGCTGATGCTGATACCCCATGTGCCCGTCGCGCCTGAACCGCCGGTCGACGGTACATCAAGCGCCGTGCGCGCACCCGCTGCGGTTGTCGAGCCGGTGCCGCCATTGGCGACCACGAGGGTGCCGCCGAGCGAGAGCGTGCCGCTGGTGGTGATCGGACCGCCGGACAAGGTCAGGCCGGTCGTGCCGCCCGAGCCGTCGACACTGGTCACCGTACCGCTCGCGCCAGTGGCTGCGATGGTGATCGAGCCGCTGCCGTTCGTGATGCTTATACCAGACCCAGCCGTCAGCGTCGCCTTGGTAAGCGTATTGCCGGTCGTGTTACCGATCAGCAGCTGCCCGTTGGTGTACGTCGTCTGGCCCGTACCGCCATTGGCGACTGCGACAGTGCCCGTGACGTTCGCCGCGTTGCCGGTGATGTTGCCGCTGATCTTGCTTCCAGCCAGCGAAGTGATCCACGCCGGGTCGGCGTAAGATCCCGTGGTGACGACGCCGTTGGTCGCCGTCGCGGCGTTGCCAGTGATACTGATACCCCACGTACCGCTGGCGTCGGTGCCTGTGCGCGTCGGGACGTCGAGGGCGGTGCGTGCCAGTGCGGCGGTAGTCGCGCCGGTGCCGCCATTGGCGATCGCGACAGTACCTGTGACGTTGGCTGCGTTGCCCGTGATGTTGCCGCTGATCTTCGATCCAGCGAGAGACGTGATCCACGCCGGGTCCGCGTAGCTGCCGGTCGTCACGACGCCGTTGGTGACCGTGGCCGCATTGCCGCTGACGCTGATGCCCCAAGTGCCCGTCGCGCCGGTGCCGTTAAGCGCGGGGACGCCGAGCGCCGTGCGAGCGCCGCTGTCTGTGGTTGCGCCAGTGCCGCCATTGGCGAGTGCGAGTGTGCCGCCCAGTGTGATGGTGCCACTGCCGGTGATCGGGCCGCCCGTGGCCGTCAGGCCAGTCGTGCCGCCGCTGACGTTAACACTCGTGACCGAGCCGCCGCCAGCCGTCGAGGCGATGGTGATCGAGCCGTTTCCGTTCGTGACGGTGATGCCGCTGCCTGCAGTGATCGCAGCCTTCGACAGGCCGCCCGTGGCCGTATTACCGATGAGCAGCTGCCCGTCGGTGTACGAGATGTTGCCCGTGCCACCCTGCGAGAAGGCGAGGGCGGTCGTCAGGCCGGTGATCGACGTGATGTCGCTGTTCGCCCCGCTGGCTGCCGCGCCGAGGTTGAGGCGAGCGCCCGAGGCGCTGGTCGCGCCAGTTCCGCCGTTGGCGACTACGAGAGAGCCAGCCAGCGTGATCGTGCCGCTGGATGTGATGGGCGAGCCGGTGACGGTGAGGCCCGTCGTGCCGCCGCTGAAGGCGACGCTCGTGACAGTACCACCCCCGCCGGTGGCGGCAATCGTGATCGATCCACCGCCGTTCGTGATGGAGATGCCGCTGCCTGCAGTCAGCGTGGCCTTTGTAAGCGTGTTGCCTGTGGTGTTGCCGATGAGCAACTGTCCGTTGGTGTACGTGGTGTTGCCCGTACCGCCATTGGCGACGGCGAGCGTGCCGGACAAAGTGATCGTGCCCGACGTGGTGATCGGCGAGCCGGTTGCAGTCAGGCCGGTCGTGCCGCCACTGAAGGCGACGCTGGTGACCGAGCCGGATCCCGTGCCGACGCCCACGCCGTTGATGAAGAGGCCGGCCGCGTTGATCGTGCCGAGGCCCTGCGCGCCACCGGTGGGCGCACCGACAGTGAGGCCGCTGGCTGGGTTGAGCGAGGTGATGTCGGTGTTTGCGCCGCTGGCTGCCGCGCTGAGGTTGGTGCGTGCGGTGGCCGCGACGCTCGCGCCCGTGCCGCCCTGAGCGACGCTGAGGGGCGTCGTGAGGCCGGTCAGCGAGGTGATGTCGCTGTTCGCGCCACTGGCTGCGGCGGCGATGGCCGTGCGCGCTGCGGCTGTAGTGGCGGCGGTGAAGACCGTAGAGCCGATGCCCGTCGCGCCGAGGTTGGTGCGTGCCGAGGCTGCGCTGCTCGCGCCCGTGCCGCCCTGCGTTATGGGTAGGATGCCTGCGAAGGGTGCCGACGTGGTGGCGGGGACGATGTCCGTGCCGTCGCAGTACAGGATCGCCGTGGCGTTCTGGTTGATGTTCGTGACGGTGGCGCTGCCCGCAGCGCGCAGGCCCAGCGTGAAGGGGCCGGTGGTCGCGTTGTTGACCCAATATTGCTGCACAGTCGCGGGCACGACAATGACCGAGTTCGAGGTCAGCGTGCCGGTGAACTTGTAGGCGATGCGGTTCAGTTCCGAGCCGCTCAGGGTATATGTGCCGCCGGTGACTGCGACCGACGTATAGTCGAAGGCGAAGACGGCCTGCTGGCCGAGGCCGATCGTGTACCACTGCACGCCATCACCAACGACGACCGCGCTGTCGCCCGGCTGCAGGCGGAGGGTGGACCCGGCGTTGATGAGTTCCGAGCCCGACGGGTCAATGGTCAGGTCGCCCTGACCGCTGTTGCGCACCTGCACGAACCAGCCGTCGCCGGCGGCTGCGGCCGTGGGCAGGTTCAGCGTGCCGAGGCCGCCCGTCCAGACCAGCACCTTGGCGCGGTCAGGCCCAGTGAGGCTGTAGGGCGTGGCGGAGAAGTCGACGACGTCGTAATTCTGCGCGAGAGCCGAGCCGCTGGTCGTGAGGCCGGGGCCCGCCAGAGCGGCCGCCTGAGCCTGCGCCGTGGCCGCGCCGTAGCGCAGTGTGCGCCAAGTGCCGCCAACCGTCGTGTTGTTGATGAGGTAGGCCTGCCACTGCTCACCGGCCGCGATGCTGAGGATCGCGTTGCCGTCGGCCTTGTTGACCGTGATGGTGCTGGGGCCGAGGTTGTTGAAGAGGACAGTCTGGCCGACGCTGACCGACATCGCGTCGGGCATCGTGATGGTGTAGGGGCCGCTAGGCGTGATGTCGATGATGCGAGCGACGACACTGCTGCCCGCAGTGGCCTCTAGGGGCCACTCGAGGCTGATGTTGCCGTCGAGGGTCAGTGCGAGGTAGGAGACGTCGGCGGGGTAGATGGTGGTGCCGCCGAAGACCTGTGTAAACGAGTTCGACATTATCTTTAAGCCTCCTTGCGCGTGGCGCTGCGATCGAGGATCTTCGCCAGATCCTCGCCATTCAGCATCGCCGCCGAGCGGTCATACATGTTTTGCCATACCGGAATGCGCTCGTCATTCTTAAGGAAGGGCGTCGCCTCGAGGAGCGTGCCATAGAGCAGTACTTCGGGGGCGTTCTCGGTCAGCCAGTTGGTCTGGCTATCCTCATCGAGGAGGGCCGGTAGCTGGTAGTACAGGATCTCGACGGGGTATTCGATGTCGGCCGTCGGCGCGACCAGCCAGTGGTTGTAGTCATAGTCGGCGTAGAAGATCGGCTCGCCGGTCTGGGTCGCGTCGGGCCAGTAGCTGCGCAGGTAATCGTAGCTGCGCGTGTACAGCGGCTTGCGCGTGTCGCCATTGGTGCCGGTGCCGATGAAGACCGACACGGTGTCGCGCCAGCGGTCGGGCTTGGGCAGCACCGACGAGTTAGGCAGTATCGTCGTCACGACGACGTTGATGAAGCCTTGGATCTTCAACTCGCGGGCGATGCGACGCTCGGCGAGGTTGATCAGGCGGGGGATTTGCTCGAAGACGATGGGGTCGGACGCCAGCGTCGCGCCGCGCTCGAGGTAGCGCTGCACGTCCTCCTTCAACGTCGTGAATGTCATCGCAGTGGCCATACCCCACTCCTTACATATTTTTGGCGGATATTACTACCCGCTGAGATACTGAGACAGTGCAGTCGCGACTGCCGCGACGACGGCTAGACCGCCTGCAATTTTCGCCTTCTTGCCGGTCTGCGGCTGGGCGTCGGGCATGGGGAGGATTTTCTTCTCCAGCTCGTCCTTGGCGACCTTCTTGATGAGTTTCTTCAGGTTCATGCTACTTCTCCTACAACCAAGCGGCGTATTTCTTGGTCTTCAGTTTGCGGTCGTCGAGGCCGTGGGTGCCGCCGTTGATCCGCTTGGTGAGTGCGAGGATGGCCGCGTCGCCGACACCCTGATCGCAGATCGACCAGAGCTTGTTGTGGTCAAAAAACCACAGGGCGCTCTCGAAGCCCAGCTCGGTGGCCACAATGTCGGGGTTGTCCAACACCTCCTGCTCACGTCCGATGTACCGGCCGAACGCGCGGTAGTTGTCCTTGCCGGTAAGCTGGAGCGGGCCGCGACCACGATACTTCCACCCGTCGCCGCTGCTCTCGGGGCCGTTGCCCATGCGGCTGGCATAGACACGGTTCGCGATTTTCATCGGCTGGCGGGCGTAGGCGTTGGCGAGGGCGTCCGTCGGGAAATACTTGCGGAAGATGCCGCGCAGGCCCTTCGCGCTGTAGTTCAGGTTCTCGCTGAACGCCTTGAAGCCGCCGCTTTCATGCGCCGTTTGAGCAAAGAAATGCGCAGCCCGATTAGGTGATAGCTTATAGAAAGCCGCAGCTGCCTTAAATGTTCCCGGGCCGAACGCGCCATCTGCCGTCACTCCGATTTTCTGCTGTAGATTTACAAGGCTCATTTGCCAGCACTCCGCCAATCGGGAAAGTCACTTTCGTCGACCACGCCGTCGCCGTTCGCGTCGTAGCGCAAGTCGTTACGGTATTTCTCCCAAGGCTCCATGTCGTCATCGTCCTCTTCGGGCGTGTCGATGAAGACGGTACCCTGCGGGTCGTCGTACGGTTTGGGCGCTTCCGGCTCAGGGGCGGGTGTATCCAGTTCAAGCGGCTCTTCCGGCTTGGTGTCGCGCGCATTGGCGTTGAGGCTCAGGCCGCCCAGCAGGCCGACGAATGCGCCGATGATCGTCTGGAAGGCAGGATTGACTACCTCGAGGATGGCCGCGCCGTCGATGACGTCATTCGGGACGAACAGGCCGACGGCGAGCGCCAGCACCACCACGAGGATGACGGCAGCCAGCGTGACGATGGCCACGCGGATTACGAACTCGACGGTGTCGTCGACGCCGTCCTGCCCGCTTTCAAAACTCTTAAGGAAGCTCATCATTTTCTCCTTCGTCATCCTTCGACGGGGGTTTCGCGAACCTGCCGCCCTGTCCTGCCATCAACCCCGCCAGTGCGCCGACTATGAATGTCGCGATCGGGTTGATCAGCTTAAAAAACTCTGCGTCATTAGGTGCCTGCCCGTCCATGGGCTGCGACACGAAAATCAGCGAATACAGCACCGTCGCCACGATGAACATGAGCGTGACCGAGAGGACCACGCCCACGATAAATCTCAACAGTTCCTCCGGCGTCCATTCACTGAGGGGCTTCATCTGTAGTCTCTTCAGTCGTAATCAGATACTCGGTGCAGTAGCCAGAGGCTACGCACTTGGGCTTCTGACATTCTTCCGCCTCCCAATTGTCCGGGTCTTGGCAGTAATAGCGGTAGCGGTCCTTGCAGCCCAAAAGCAGCAGGGCAGCCGCCACGATGAGGGTATGCTTGAGGAACCGCGAGCCCATTACTCCCTGTCCTCCTTCTGCTCGAGGCGCTTGAAGATGCCGCCCAGCGTCAGGTCGACCTTGTCGAAGCCCGCCTTCATGTCGGTGCGGAGTTCA